AAGGGTGCATCCCTCACTGCTAATTTCCCCGTACAAAAGAAACACGATGACAAAAAGTAAAAGTCAAAAAAGTTTAACGGCTTGGACTAAGCAGAAGTGGAGAACCAAGAGTGGTAAACCCTCAACGCAAGGTCCGAAGGCTACAGGCGAAAGGTATCTACCTGCAAAGGCTATTAAGTCTCTTAGTTCTTCTGAGTATGCCGCTACATCACGAGCAAAACGAAAAGGCACTAAGGCGGGTAAGCAGTTTGTGGCTCAACCTAAAAAGATTAGAGCCAAAGTGAAACCGCATAGGAAAGTTACATGACAGAAAAGCAACAGAAGTTTCTTGATGCCTTGTTTGGTGAAGCCGAAGGCAACCCAGTTAAAGCACTTAAGATTGCGGGATATGCTCAGGGGGAATCCTCTGCAAGAGTTATGGCTCCTTTGAAGGATGAAATAGCTAATCGTACCCGTGACTTTATTGCTACCAATGGTCCTCGTGCTGTTTGGTCTTTGATGAACGTTATGACTAACCCAACAGACTTAGGGAATAAAGAGAAGATGGCTGCTGCTAAAGACTTCTTAGACCGTGCTGGCTTTGTAAAGACCGACAAGGTAGAAGTCAAATCAGAAAGCCCCCTGTTTATTTTACCTCCTAAAGAAAATGAAGCTTGATAAAACTTGGAAACTTCCAAAGCCTGACAAAACCGAAAGTGGCTATGTTTGGCACCCAGTAGTAAGAGTAGGTAGACAAGTACCATTTGGGTACTCACAAGATCCAGATGATAAAGATATTATTATACCTATTCCAGAAGAACTAGAACTGTACGAACAAGCAAAGAAACACCTAAAGCAGTACAGTTACCGTGATGTAGCCAATTGGTTAAGTGATCAATCAGGCCGACATATATCACATGTAGGACTATATAAGAGAGTTAGACTTGAGCAGAAGCGTAAGAGAGAGGCTGCAAACCAACGCTACCTTGCCGAGCGATACAAAGCGGCGCTCGACAAAGCAGAAAAAATCGAAGCCCAAATCCGTGGTGGTAGAGAAGAGTCCAGCACAGCCGAAGCCTGAAGCTTTAGATTATGAGGAGATAGCTCGTGAGGTTATCTTTGAACCCAACGAGGGGCCACAAACAGACTTCCTTGCATCTACAGAGCAAGAAGTATTATATGGAGGATCAGCTGGTGGAGGTAAGTCTTATGCTATGGTGGCTGATCCTGTTCGTTATCTAGGTAACCCCAATGCTAGAATGCTTCTTGTACGTAGAAGTACAGAAGAACTTAGAGAACTTATTTCAGTATCCAAGCAGCTTTACCCTAAAGCTATCCCTGGAATTAAGTTTATGGAACGAGATAAGACTTGGGTAGCTCCTAGTGGTGCAACTCTCTGGATGTCTTACCTAGACCGTGACGATGACGTTATGAGATACCAAGGTCAAGCCTTTAACTGGATTGGCTTTGATGAACTTACACAGTGGCCTACTCCATACCCTTGGAACTACATGAGGTCACGACTTAGAACAACTAAAGCTAGTGGTTTACCGCTTTACATGAGGGCTACTAGCAACCCTGGAGGCCCAGGACATCAGTGGGTTAAGAAGACCTTTATTGATCCTAATACTCCTAGTGAAGCATTTTGGGCAACGGATACAGATAGTGGTGAAGTTATTTCTTGGCCAAAAGGTCATAGTAGAGAAGGTGAACCACTGTTTAAACGTAGGTTTATACCTGCTACCTTATTCGATAATCCTTACTTAGCAGATGATGGCATGTATGAGGCTAATCTTCTGTCGTTACCTGAGCATCAGCGGAGACAGCTACTAGAAGGTGACTGGGATATTAATGAAGGTGCGGCTTTCCCAGAGTTTAATCGCAAAGAACACGTAATAGAACCCTACGACATACCTAACAGCTGGGTAAAGTTTAGAGCTTGCGACTATGGCTATGGATCTGCTACAGGAGTACTTTGGTTTACTGTAACTCCCTCTGAGCAATTAGTTATATATAGAGAAATGTATGTCTCTAAAGTTACTGCTACAGATCTAGCAGATCTAATACTAGAAGCAGAAGATGGTGAAAAGATACGCTATGGTGTTTTGGATTCTAGTTTATGGCATAATCGTGGTGATACTGGGCCATCACTGGCTGAACAGATGATAATGAAGGGTTGCCGTTGGCGTCCCTCTGATAGGTCTAGAGGCTCTCGTGTAGCTGGTAAAAACGAAATACATAGACGCTTACAAGTAGATGAGTTTACTGAAGAACCCAGAATGGTCTTCTTTAATAACTGCACTAACACTATTTCTCAGATACCATCTATACCTTTGGATAAGAACAACCCTGAAGATGTAGATACACATGCAGAAGATCACTTGTATGACGCCCTTAGATACGGTATAATGACTAGACCTAAAAGTAATCTGTTTGATTTTGATTCAAACAATCATGGTTCGGGATTTCAAGTTTCAGACGCAACCTTTGGCTATTAAGGATAAGACATGGAAGAAGATGAATTTTTTGAAGATACAATGGAGTCTGTAGATTCTAATGCATTGGATGATATTAAAAAAGAAGATCAGTCTGATCCAGCCTCAGGCACTATTATAAGTTTAGTTCAAGAGAAGTATACTAAAGCTTCTACTGCTCGTGAGACTGAAGAGCAACGTTGGATTCAAGCTTATCGTAACTATCGTGGTCTCTATGGGCCTGATGTTCAGTTTACTTCAACAGAAAAATCTAAAGTATTTGTTAAGGTTACTAAAACAAAAGTGCTTGCTGCCTACGGTCAAATTGTAGAAGTTTTATTTGGCAGTAATAAGTTTCCTATTAGTATTGAACCTACTACTCTTCCTGAGGGTGTAGCTGAATCTGTATACTTTGAATCTAATCCTGATATGCAAAAAGCTAAAGGTGGACCTAGCGAAGAAGATATGAAGCTTCTTCCTGGAGAAACTATGACAGATCTTCGAGAACGTCTAGCTGGAATGCAAGATAAGTTTGAGCCTGTCATGGATCTTCTTAAAGAGGGTAATGGTAAAACTGCTACAGAGATTACTTTTCATCCAGCAATGATCTCTGCAAAGAAGATGGAAAAGCAAATTCATGACCAGCTTGAAGAGTCAGGTGCTAATAAACAACTACGTGTAGCAGCTTTTGAGTGTGCATTATTTGGCACTGGAGTTATGAAAGGTCCATTTGCAGTAGACAAAGAGTATCCAAACTGGTCTGATGCTGGTGAATACTCTCCTACCTATAAGACTGTCCCACAAACCTCTTCTGTGTCTATTTGGAACTTTTACCCAGACCCTGATGCATCTAATATGGATGAAGCAGAATATGTGGTTGAACGTCACAAGATGTCTCGTTCACAACTACGTTCATTAAAACGTAGACCTTTCTTCCGTTCTAACTCTATTGATAGTGCTATTTCATTAGGGGAATCCTACACTAAAGAGTGGTGGGAACAAGCTATGGAAGATGACACTCAAGATGCTAAGGCAGAGCGTTATGAAGTTCTAGAGTTTTGGGGAAATGTAGATAAAGAAATTCTTGAAGGTCATGACATTGATATACCTTCAGAACTTTCTGATATGGATGAGCTAAGTGTAAATATCTGGGTCTGTAATGGTCAAGTGTTACGACTGGTTATGAATCCATTTACGCCAACAATTATACCCTACTTCTCTATGCCTTATGAAGTTAGCCCCTACAGCTTCTTTGGAATTGGTATTGCAGAAAACATGGATGATACTCAAACCCTAATGAATGGGTTTATGCGTATGGCAGTAGATAATGCTGCACTGTCAGGCAATATGCTTATTGAGGTTGACGAGACGAATCTCGTCCCAGGGCAAGACCTCTCCGTGTATCCAGGGAAGGTGTTCAGGAGACAGGGAGGGGCACCTGGTCAAGCTATCTTTGGAACTAAATTTCCAAATGTTTCTAGTGAAAACATGCAGATGTTTGATAAAGCAAGGGTATTAGCAGATGAGTCAACTGGATTTCCATCTTTCGCACATGGTCAAACAGGGGTGTCTGGCGTTGGTCGTACTGCTTCTGGTATTAGTATGCTTATGTCTGCTGCCAACGGCTCTATCCGTAATGTAGTTAAAAATGTAGATGACTACTTGCTTGGACCACTAGCTAAAGCTTTCTTTAGCTTTAATATGCAATTTAATTACAATGAAGAAATTAAAGGTGATCTTGAAGTAAAAGCTCGTGGCACTGAAAGCTTAATGGCTAATGAGGTACGTAGCCAACGCTTAATGCAATTCTTACAAGTGGTACAAAATCCTGTACTAGCTCCATTTGCTAAGATGGATTATATTATACGTGAGATTGCTAAGTCTATGGATCTTGATCCTGACAAACTTGTCAACTCTATGTCTGATGCTGCAATACAAGCTGAGATACTTAAGAAGTTTAAAGCTGAAAACCCAGAGCCACCTCCAGCAGAAGGTCAAGCTCCTCAGGGTGGCGCTCCTGCTGGCGCACAAGCAGCAGATGCTACAGGGGCAGGGGGTGGTACCATAGGTACTGGTACTGTGCCTACACCAGGAGAACAGGGCTTCTCAGCTAATACTGGCGAACAACAACAGGTACAATGAAACTCGTCGTGAACAATACACTAAAGCCCTTTGTAAATAACCCAGAGTTATACACTCCGTTTATCGAAGAGATTGCTGAACGGATCGCCTTTACACATGTAACACTAGAACAGTCTAGAGAGATTGATGAGATCTACAGGCTACAAGGTGAGATACGTGCACTAAGATCATTACTACGTTTGAGGGACAAAATTAATGGCAGCTCTTGAAGATCAAATGCAATTCATGCTACCATCTGCTGATGATGATATTCGTCCAGAAGATTACCCTCAGTATAAACCTGACGACTTTACTGGTAGAAGTTTTGCAGCTGACTCCTTTCAAGAAACCAAAGATAGGTTTATGGATGCAGGTAAAATTGATGTAGACCCTGATGATCCTGCTATCTTTACTGC